GAGCTGGATCGGTCTCGTCGTCGCTGGTGGCCTCGCTTTTTTCGGGTTGAGACTTGCAGAGCGCCATGCACGCTGAAACGAGTAGGGCCGCCTCAATTAGGCGGTCCCGTCATCATAAATCATGCCGGTGAAAGGCCCTACATGATCTATTCCGCAAATACGGACAGTCGAGCAGCCGATGACGAGCGGGCGCGCCTGTCGTTCCTGACTCCTTTCATTCAAAGGGCGACTGGTCCACCGGGGTCAACGCCGGCGGGTCTTGATCGCGGGGGGCAACGGCGCGACCGTAGGTGCAGCGGGGAGGACCGCGATGGCAGGCGCCGTTGCATATCGCGAGACTCACGCGGCGGGCAATCGCGCTAACCCCCAAGGCTGTCAGGCTCCGTCATTTCGCGAGGGTTTCCTAATGGGTCCAAAGTGCGCGGATGCTTGTCATGCAGGAAGACCGCAAGCTGCGGTCTTATGGATTCACCCTGGGACGTCACCGCCTCCTGAAATAGATGAAGTTGCACGTCTTGAGGCAAATTGCTCCATATCCGAATAACAGCCTCGCCCAAAGCCCGAGTAAGCAGATCCTCAGTCACGCTGGGGTTTGGATCGGTGGGGACGGCATCCGAGCTGCTCCCGTTCCTCCAGCGCAGACGGCCGCGGCAAAATCAAGATTCCATTGCCCCCCACGGCGGAAGCCGAGTAACGCCCCGATGGGATTGAAGAGGGTGAGCACCAGCATCGTGGGCGTGACGTGAGGATTGTCGAATACAAGTGGAGGGCTTTCGAAAGGGCCTTGCTGAAACCGGCTATGTCGTGTCGCAGAACCTGGCAATCGAATACCGGTGGGCAGAAGGTCATTATGATCGCCTGCCAGCACTTGCGGCCGACTTGGTTCAGCGTCGGGTGAAGGTATTTGTAGCAGGAGGAGGCCCGCAATCCGCGCTCGCGGCAAAGGCCGCAACGTTGGAAATCCCAATTCTCTTCGTCACGGGCGATGACCCCGTTAAATATGGCATCGTTGGACACCATCAACGCGGCGCCGGGAGATTCTTCTGCCCCCGGGGATTCTACCGCAACACGCTCGTCCGATACGCTCGGAGTCCCGCGCGCTCCTGGTCGCATCGATTGTGCGAGGCCGCCGCTGGCTCGACGAACTTCTTGCCGACGCGAACGCAAATGCGGAAAGCATTGCCAAGCGCGAGCGGTGCAGCGTACGACAAGTCAACATGACCATCTCCCTCGCCTTCCTTGCCCCCGATCTCGTGCGGGCTGCCATCGAGGGCCGACTGCCACGCGGCATCGGCGTCACCCGATTGCGCGATGCTCCAGTCGAGTGGTCTCGCCAATACGCCATGCTGGGCCTGCCTCTTTGAGGGGCCGGCTGCCAAGCCAATGGCCCGCCAGGAACGGACTTTTGCGAGGCGGAGACAAAAGGGATGAAAACGCTCACCGTTACCGATGTGCCGTCTCAGAGAGCGGCTGCTCTCGCACAACCCCGCCAATTCGGCGCATTTCGCACGCAGCTAGGAACTCTCCGGTAGCACGCGACTGCGTGGTGGGCCCGAGAGGATTCGAACTCCAACCAGACCATTATACCCGGACGTTAGCGGCGCGCATTCCTCACATCGTCTTCCAGCTATCGTCCCGCATTTCCTCGAACGCCGCGCGGTAGTCATCGCGAGGTATTGGGTCCGGCGGCTTCAGCGGCTGTTTGGGGCTGATTTTATCCAGCAACTGACCCACAAGACCGAGTGCGTCAACCTGATCGTCGTGCGTGCCGGCCGGAAAGCTCAAAAGCTCAGCCCGCAAGTCGGCAAACCATGGTGCGCCTTGCCGGACATAAAGGCCGAGCATCGCCATGCGGCCGCACATGGACTGCGCGCGCACGGCCTTGTCGCGGCGGCTCACGAACTGCTCGCGGGTCGTATAGGCTTGCCGCTCGATTGCGCGTCGCTTGAGGAATGGGCCCACGCCCGAAATGATCTGTCCTTGCTCCTCGGCCCAGAACGCGGGCTTCCACTTGCGCACCAAATTGCACCAAGTCTCGATCCAAACATCGGCGGACGTCTGGGCTCGCCAGAGATCGAGCAGATACATACGGTTTTCTGGGTCAACGCCGACAACGACGTGCACCGTGTAGTCGCCGCCATCCGAGGTGACAGCATAGTCTGATGCGCCATAGACATTGAGCGTCTCGCGTGGCGGGTCGCGTGTGTAAGTATGGAACCACTCTTCCTTGAAATAATTCCCGGTCTCTGGCGCCGGCCGCTGCTGATAGAGCGCCGACCAGTTACGCGGTAGCTGCGTTGCCTTCTCCTCGCGCAGCCGCTCTCCATACCCATAGGCATCATCCCACAGCCACTGACCTGGCTCACGACCAAGCAGGTCGCCGGCTTCGGCCTCGGCCGGTAGCGAAACAATGTCCCAGCGCTCGCCACCGCCCTCCATCTCCGCGAGGATGCGACCGGCAAGGTCGTCCTCATGCCAGCGGGTCTGGATCAGGATCACCCATCCGCCAGGTGCCAACCGGGTCAGAAGATCCGATTTGTACCAATCCCAGATTTTGTCGCGCACATGCCGGGAGTCGGCGTCCTCGCGCGAGCGGATCGGATCGTCGATCAATGCCCCGTTGGCGCGAAAGCCGACAATGGCGGTGCCGACGCCCGCCGCGTAGTATTCCCCACCGTTGGCAAGTTCCCAGCGGCCGGCGGCATGGCTGTCGTCCGAGAGCCGGAGACCAAGTGTGGCACCGTGTTCAGCGATCAGGTTGCGGACTCTGCGGCCCCACTTTTCGGCTAGCTCGGTCGTGTGTGACGCCGCAAGGATTGAGCGGTTCGGTGCATTCGCCATCACATACGGGGGAAACAAGATCGATCCGTAGGTGGACTTCGCCGAACCGGGTGGCATGAATACTGCGAGCCGTTTGATCTCGCCGCGTGCCACACGCTCCAAGCGATCGATCAATAGCCTGTGGTGCGACGCCGGCTCATATCCGCAATGTCGGCACCAGTCGATGAGGCTTCGCCGGATGCGTCGCCGCTTGAGCAGTAGTTCCGCCGCCATCGCCGGCGAGATGTCCAATGCGCCGGAATGGGGGTCGGTCATTGATTGGTGGTGTGCGAAATCAAGATTTGTCATTTGGTGGTGCGCTGAGGTAGTCCATCAACTCTTCGTCAGTTATGTTATTCACGTCCTTTTTGAGCTTCTTGTTGGCTGTACCTTCAGTCCTGAGTGCTCGGGTTGCGGCGTCTGAGTCCAGCAGGAGTTTCACGACTGCGCGCTGTGCAGAGACGTTACCTTTCGCAGCGGATGCCATGTGGCTGCGCAACACGGCCTGCAGAGCCGGCATTCTGGTGACTTTGTCGCCCTCACGGACGGTGAGCCGGCGATAGGCCTCCTCCCAAATGAGCGCCTGGACACGCTCAGCTTCGCGAGGCCGCCGTTTTCCCGTCGGATTGCCGGATTGCCCTTTGCGAAAGCGGCTGTGGACGGGCGGCTTGCCGTATCCGACCAGGTTGCTGTCCTGCGCTGGCGCCTTCTTTTTCTTTGCGCTCATCGGTCCTACTCCTCAGCGGCCGCCGGCGGCGCGGCTCGCTCCTGCGCGACTTCCTCGAAGCTCGTCCCGCTCACAGCCTGAGTTGCCTGTTTGCCGGTGACGCGCTCGAACCGGCGCAAGATGGTGTCGCAATAGGCCGGGTCGAATTCGATCAACCGCGCCAGGCGCCCGGTCTTCTCCGCTGCGATAAGGGTCGTGCCGGACCCACTAAATGGATCGAGCACGATCTCGCCGCGCCTGGTGCAGTCCTTGATCGCCTCGGCAACCAAAGCCACCGGCTTGACGGTCGGATGCATCGCTAAGTCTTCGCTACGCCCGGCGCGCAGCGTATTGACCCCGGCAAAGTCCCAAACGTTGGTCCTATGCCGCCCACTGTCGCCGAGCCCAAAGGTGTTGGTGGGTGGGGCGGTGCCAACTTTGAACACGAACACCAGCTCGTGCTTGCTGCGATAGAACGTCCCCATGCCGCCGTTGGTCTTGTTCCAGATGCAAAGGTTCTTGAGCTGGGAAAAGACGCATTGGCCTGCCCTGAGCAGCTCACCCATATGGCGCCAATCCATGCACACGAATGCAATGGCGCCGTTGCGCGCAAGCGCTGCGGCATGCCCGAGTGTCTGTTGCAGGAAGGCTGTGAATGCTTCGGCTGACATTTCGCCGACGCCCATGGCGAATTCGCGATGGCGAATGCGACCTAGCCCTGTCACATGCCCATCGATCGGGACGTTGTACGGCGGGTCGGTGAACAGGAGGTCCGCCCGTTCGTCTCCCATTAGGAGGTCAAAGAC